GATAGGGGGATAAAGTCCCTAAAGTCTTCCGGTGTTGTTCTGGGTAGAGAACTAAAGGTGGGTGATGGGTTCCACAAGCAAGGAAAGTTCTACACGGTGGAAGCACTCCGAACATATGAAGATAGAGGGGAATGGGTGGAAATTACTACCAGTTCTGGGGAAAAGTTTGTGGTAGGGGATACTGAACCTGTTGCTACTGGGGATAGGAACAAGGCGCTCCCCGGCAGCAAGCATCCCCATGCCGGTCGCCCAGGACAAAGGGGTGGTAGCGTGGCTGGAAGTTCCAGGGGTGGGTCTGGTGGTGCGGAGCGTCTTCGAGAACAACATAGACAGCGGATTGCTGATGATAAGTTAGACAATCCACACGATGTCATAGCACCACATGGAATCGATGAAACCACAGGGTATGCAAGACGTGGTGGGAGTGATGTGGAAAGTTCGAAATCTGGTGTATGTCAGCAATGCCAGGACGGTAAAAATACCCCTGTAAGACTCTATGACTACGAAGGAAAGAAACTGTGTGAAAATTGCGCAAGAAAAGAACAACAGACTGACTACAATACATTTATTGGATTACAAGATAGGCTTTCAGGACGAAAGTCCGTAGCAGACCTCCGCAGTAACATTACTCCTTCTCTGCCTAAGTGTCAGAAGTGCGTCGGACTTCGCAACACAGATGGTTCTTTTAGCCATGAGGATGGGTGTCCTGATGCGTGGCAAACAGAAACGAAAAAGTGCCTCTACTGCCAAAGCGAGTTCGCGCCTGAAGCGCAGGGGCAAACCTTCTGCTCTACAAAGTGCATGGACAAAGGTAAAGAGTTTGGTCTGGCATAAATAGCCGAGTGGCTAGGAAACTTCTTTTAGGGAGATAGGGAAATGGCCGAGCATGTAATCACAGACAAGGAAGCGGACGAAATCATCGAAGCGGCTGGTGGAATGGAAAAGGCTGAGCTAATCGTAAAGTCGTTGACCCAGAAAGTCATGTCGGGAGTAAAGTGCAAGTGTGGCGGTGAAATGAAGTGCAATAAGTGCGGGAAGGCACTGGACACAACGGATGATGCGGATAAGCTGAGCAAGGAGACTACTGTAGATACGAAGTCGAACGGGGATAAAACTGAACAATGTCCAAGCTGTGGGTCAAGAAAAATCAAAGAGACTAAATCAACGAAGCCGGGGTCCACACAGAGATGGTTTGACTGCAAAGAATGTGGTAATCAGTGGGAAGTTGGTGGGAAGAAATCCGCTACCACCGACGCCACAGCACCAAAAATTGAGCTTGAGAGCAAAGTGGAAAAGGCTGAGGATGATGAGGAAGAGTCTGAGGAAGGTATTAAGTTGCATGAAGATGATGAGAGTAGCAGTAGCAGCGAGAACGTAAAGGCTGTTCCTTCCATCGAACTGGAATAAGGCTAAAGTAATGTCAAACTGTCTTATCAGATACAAAGAACGCATAGCAAAGCATAAAGAGAAATGCCGCGCTCATTTAGCGCAGCAACGTCAAGACCCTGAATTCAATAGAAAACAGTCTGAGGGAAGTAGTAAAGCCTTAACTGAAATGAGGCAAGACCCTATATTCAATGAACTGATTGCTGAAAGTCATAGAACACCTGAAGCAAAAGAAAAAGCACGTCAGACTTTAGCTAGGAATCGTGAAAATCCTGAGTTCATTAAAGCCGTGTATGAGGGTTATGCCAATTTGTCAGAAGAGGAACGAGAAAGACGCAGTCAGAATATGGAAGACCTTTGGAAAACTCCAGAGTTTCGTGCTGCACACTTAGAAGCAAGAAATACACCTGAGGAAATAGAACGTGTGCGGCGGCAGTTCATCAAGTTGAATCAAAATCCAGAGTTTGCTAAGAAAAAGGCTGAAGCTGCTAGTAAGCGCATGACTAAAATGCACAAAGACCCAGAATTCAGAAAAAAGATTACAGCAGGGTTTCATGTTCCCTATGATGGTATCAACGGACATATACCCATGCGAAGTTCTTGGGAAGTTTTATTTGCAAAGTTGCTAGACTTTCTAGGTTTTCACTGGAAGTACGAACCCAAACAGTATAATATGAGTTTTGAAGGTCTAAAGACACCTAATTATACTCCAGATTTTTGGGTGGATGAGTTGGGATATTATTTTGAAGTTAAAGGTCGTGATGACCTTGTCGAATTAGCAAAGGCTAGGGCTGAAATTTGTCAGCTATTACACGGTGTGAAAGTGGTTGTACTTGATGGGGCTACTTTGAAAGATTTAGGCTTGTGGAAGTTTGAACAACTTCCGAAGCTTGAGCTAGTCCAGAAACTGGAGAAGGCATCCTAATATGCCAGAATATAGTGACGAAACAATAAAACGGCTATCAGCTCTTGGTGTTCAAGTCAAGAGTGTTGATGGCAAAAGTTTGTGGACCCCCGTCACTCAATACGGAGGTCAAATAATGCCGGGAAATCAACTTCCTCCTGGAGTTGAGCGTTTGCATAATCGTGTTCCTGGTGGTTCAGGTTTTGAGAATGGTATGGAGCGGAATACTTCTGACGATGTGGCTTCTGGCCAAGAGGTACTAGCTTTCTCATTCTTTAATGATTCTGTGTTTGACAGTACAAAAGTTCCTGGGAATAATGTTGAGTTACTCCAGTTTTATAGAAGTATCATATATACATGCGTGACTAAAAATGCTACCGCCGTGACAAGTGTTCCTTTGAAACTATACGCAGCTAGAACTTCTGGACAAAAGATGTATGCACCTTACAAGAAAATAGATAACGTAAAGCGAAAGTATTTAGAAAGTAATCGTGGATTGGTAAAAATGATGTCGGGCGTTGACGATGTTGTTGAAGTCACTGAACATCCTTTTCTTGACCTAATGCATGATTCAAATTCTGTTTCTTGGAGCGGGATTGATGCTTTGGAGAATACTCAAATATTTTTGGAACTCATGGGTAATTCTTATTGGTGGCCCATACAAGATAATGCAGGAATACCTCGTAGATTTTTTGTACTCCAAACTCACAAGATGTTTCCGATGCCAGATTTTGTAACTGGGGACGTTCAAAATTATTTCTACTTAGGGCAAGTGTGGGGTCCTAGTGAAATTGTTCACTTTGCCATGCCTTCACCACTGTCTACGTTCCAAGGCTTTGGACCCGGACATGCATCTTATTACGCTGCGCGTCGCATGGACCAGCTTGAAACCTTCGAAAGAAGTGTCATGCGTAACGGCGTGACCAGCCCTATATTCTTCTCACCGGAAGATAAGTCTGTAGAACTAAACAAGGGTCAAATCCAACGCTTGCAAGACAGCGTTCGTGTTCAGTATGCTGGTGAAAGTAATGCAGGGAAGCCGTTCTTTATCCCGTTTGCTGTCAAAGCGACTCTCGCCAGCACAGGCGCAGAGAGCATCGCAGCATTAGTTGACAAGAAACCCACTAGGGATGAAATATGCAATGTCTTTGGCGTACCGGTCAGCAAGCTAGATGTGTCACAGGTTGCTGCAAACTCCTTCCAGGGTGACGTAACATACGCCAGAGACACTATTCTGCCGCGTTGCTTGCGTTTGGAAGGTGGTATTAACCGGGGCATTATAAAGAAATACCGTTCTGGCGGCAAGAAACTGTTCGCCGCGTTTGATAACCCGGTTCCTAACGACAGGGAGTTTGGTTTGCGCCGAGCAACGTTCTTTATGACCACCAGTAACCTTGTCACAAAGAACCAAGTGCTACGAGAACTGGAACTTCCGACGTTGGAAGGCCCGGAAGGTCAGGAAATGGTTACTCCTGCTCAGCCTATGGGTGCGCCTCCTATGCTGGAAGCTGGTCCAGGCGAAGAAGAAAATCCAGAAGTTGCTGGTATGTCTCCAGATGGAGAGTTTACTGAGCAGGATACTGAGGAACCGGAGCAGGAAATGTCTTCGGAAGCTTCTGGTAAGACTTCTAAGTTTATATGGCAACCGGAGGATATTCAGTTTGAATAACTACGCTCCAGTTATAGAGTTGGAAATAAAGGCCAAGGAAAATCCCCATGCAGGAAGACCGGGAAAGGTTGGTGGATCTGCACCTGGAAGAGGGCATCAGGGACAAAGTCGAAGTCAAATAACTGATAAGCGTTCTGCTAATTTGTGGAGTCGTAGTAGAGCGGCTGCGATTCGAAGACGTATTGTGGAAGAAGATTTAGATAACGAGATTCATTCTGAGATTATACAGTATCAAAATTTTGGCTATATAGGTCTAAACAAAAATCTTCGGAATGGTACTAATATTTCTAAAGGAAATAAAGAGACTATTGAAGCGTTAGATACAGCAATATCAATAAGTCCTCCATTAGAAAATCCTATGATAGCGTATCGCGCTGTTCCATCCAATTCTGTGGAAAAATTGGCCCAAAAATTGGTTCCAGGCAGGTCATTTACTGATAAAGCGTATGTCTCTACCAGCCTTTTGAAAGATTATGCGTTTCCTGGTGATGAGGGAACGTCTACTGCAATTTTGTTCGCTTTACATCTTCCAGTTGGTATGAGAGGTATTTCTTTTAGAGATAATTCTGAAGCTGAGTTTCTCTTACCAAGGGATTGTAGGTTTACTGTTAGACATATAAAAAATGAGGGTGGAAAGATTTTAGTAGATGCTGTAGTTTCTAAAGATGACACACACAATCAGAAGATGTATTACATTGATAACATTGAAGTTGCTATCAGCAATACCCGTGAAACCATCGAAACGAAGGCCCGTACATCTTCCACCAGTAAGGCTTTTGTGAAGGCTCTGCAGGATGTTTTCGAGGAACAAAAGGAAGAAATTCTGCAAAGCTTCCACCATACGACTAAGAAATCCGAAGACCAAAAGGCTCTCACTCTTCACTTCGACTGGGCTAAAGCCGATAAGCGTTTGTCGGACGCCAGTAAGCCTCACGTCGTAAAGGTGTTCAAGGAAGGCTGGACAAAGGCTCAGCATGAACTCGCACAGTATGGCAGCAAATGGAACATCGAAAGACCGCATGTTCAGCAAGCTATAGACAAGCAAGTGCTCAAGTTCTCGTTCAAAGTCAACAAAGTAACCAAAGAGCAGGTTCGCGAAGTTCTGAAAACTGCTGAATCAGAAGGGCAAACGGTTGGCGATGTTGCTGACTCACTGGAAGAGATTTTCAAGTTCGCCAAACGGTTCCGAGCAATACGTATCGCCAAAACTGAAATGAAAAACGCCGCAGAATCTGGACACCAAGAACAATGGGAGGCCAGTGGCGTTGTTGAAGGTAATCAGTGGAAGTGTTCACCCAATGCGTGTAAGTCATGCCGTGAACTGAACAATAAAGTAGTGAAAATAGGTGAGGATTTTACGCCTGGAATTACTAGGCCGACACTTCACCCTAATTGCGACTGCTTCCTAAGTGCAGTTCTAAAGAAACAGTACCGAAGGGTGTTCAAGTCATTGGAACGAAAAGTCGGCTGGTATGGCGTAGACCTGGACGGCACACTCGCTTATTATGCTGGTTATCAGGGTGATACTGTTATTGGTGACCCAATTCCCCGGATGATAACTCGTGTCAAGGAATGGCTTACAGATGGTAAGGATGTGCGTATCTTTACCGCCAGAATGTCTATGCAAAATGCTCCTGCAATTCAACAAGCCATAGAACAATGGTGTGAGAAATATATCGGGCAGATTCTCCCAGTTACGTGTCGCAAAGACCCGCAAATGATTGAGATGTGGGATGATAGGGCAGTTAGGGTGGAACAGAATAGTGGGGTGGTGAAATAATGCCTAGTGGAGTCTATAAACGGTCTAAGGCTTTCATAAAACATCTTAGCAATAAGATGAAGAAACAACAGCGTGACCCAAAGTTTCAAAGGGCAATGGAAATTGGGAATATTCATAAGTGGGAAGACCCTGAGTATCGTAAGAAGCATTGTGAAAGAACTAGCAAACAGATGACACGTCAGATGAAAGACCCTGAGTTTCGTGCAAAACAAGCTGAGTCAACTAGAACTCCAGAAAATAGGAAACGAGTTAGTAAACAAGCGTTGGAACTTCATAAAGACCCTAAATTTGTAAAGAAACTCATAGCCCATACTAAGACTCCGAAACATAGCAAAAGACTCCGTAAGTTGTGGGATAGCCCTGAATTCTATGATGCTATGTCTGCATCTCACAAGACTACCAAGTACAGAAAGAATTCTAGTAAGCGTATGACAAAGTATAATCAAAGTTCTGAGTTTCGCAAGAAACAACGTGCGTGGCACAATTATAGTTATCGTGGGATAGCTATGTGTTCTTCTTGGGAAGTTGAGTTTGCTAGGATGCTTACATTTCTAGGACTAAAATGGCAATATGAACCAAAGTCCTTTGTGAATAGCAAAGGTCATTCATATACTCCTGATTTCTATGTACCTGAGTTGAAAAGGTACTTTGAAATAAAAGGTTGGAATAGGAAAAGAGCATTACTGAGAGCAAAAGCAATGGAAAAGAGATATGGTGTAAAAATAGTTGTTCTTGGTGGAAAAGCTCTTGAAAATCTTGGTATGTGGAATTTCAAAGAAAAGCCGAAGTTTACACTCGTTAAACAATTGAAATCAGCATAGGAGAACATGATGAACATTACTCACAAAACATTCGACGCATATACAGAAGACTGTTCTACAATTAGGAAACAGATAGATGGAAAAGAAGTAGAAGTAAATACGTTGGTTGCTCGTATCAGTACGAATGAAATAGACCATGATGGCGATGTGATGTTGCCATCTGGTTGTCGTTTTCAAAAATTTATGAAAAATCCAATTGTTCTCTTCGCGCATGACTATGGCAAGGATACACTTCCTTTGGGCAAATGTCTTTGGGTGAAAAACTCAGACCGCGATGTGATAGCCAAAGTTGAGTTTGTAACGACTTTGGAAAGTGACGCAGGGAAGTTTGTAAAAGATATTTTTACGCTCTACAAACGTGGAGTTCTACGTCAGTGGAGCGTAGGATTTTCAGATACAGCAAAAGCCAGAACAATTCGAGAGTCAGACCTGATTGCACACCCCGAATGGAAGGGTGCTCGTAGGCTGGTATATGAATGGGAAATTCAAGAACTAAGTGCGTGTAAATTAGGTGTTAACTCAGGCACAGATACACACATGCTGTCTGTAAAGGGCTTGGATGTATCCGAAATGACCCTCAAGGCTTTGGGCTTGAAGAAAATTTCCGAAAAGGAGGACGGTACGATGACTCTGGAAGTCGAAGGTATCGAGAAGAAATCGGCTGGGACTTGCTCCAAGTGCGGCAAGCTAGGCATCGAGACCAAGGAAACTACGCAGGACGGACACGCAGTAACGCTTTGCGAAAAGTGCGCTCCGGAACTGTTCACCCAGACTAAAGGTGAAGATGATGAAGAGGACGATGATGATGAAGGTGAAAGGGATTCAGCAGAATCTCGTAGAGAAATAGACCGCGCTGACCGAAGTGCGGGTGGTAGTC